TATAGGTACTTACCAGCTCAACCAGCTTGTTTTTCATGTATTCAGCAATAACAGTCCATTTTAATCATAACAAATCAAAAAGGAATAATAATATGGCAAAGATTTATGTAGCAAGTAGTTGGAGAAATGTATTTCAACAGGACGTTGTAGCTATTCTCCGTGATTTAGGACATGAGGTCTATGATTTTAAGAATCCCCCACATGGGAATGGTGGTTTCCAATGGTCTGATATAGACCCTGATTGGCAGAACTGGACAACTGAACAATATCAAGAAGCACTTAATCACCCAATTGCGCAGAAAGGTTTTGATTCAGATTTTAATGGTATGCAGTGGGCTGATGTCTGCGTTATGGTTCTTCCTTGTGGCCGCTCGGCCAACACAGAAGCCGGATGGATGAAAGGTGCAGGTAAAAGGGTAATGGTTTATTCTCCCGAAAAGCAAGAACCAGAACTGATGTATAAAATATACGATTTTGTGAGTGACAACATATTTCGTATCAACGATAAGATAATTGGAGTATAACAAATCAAAAATGAATAGAATACAGAAATTAGAAGCTGAAATACAGAAGCTAAAGAAACAGGAATCCGATAAAAAAAAGGCAAAATATCAATATCTCGTTGGAAAATGTATTCACATGGCGCATACTTCTTACGAAAAAATTACAGCAATAGTTAGGGTAAATTCTGATGAAATCGGTGATGAAGTAGTATATGATTGCATCCATGTATATTTTGATAACAGAGAAGATGTAAATAATAGTGATTCAAGTATCCAACTTGCATCTTACGCAAGTGAATACGTGGAACGGATTGAGAAAAATATCATAAGTCAAGAAGCTTTTGATAAGGCTATGGATGATTGTTTTGCGCATATTAAAAAAATGTCTATTAACGAATAACAATGGAGATATGACTATAGATACGGAATTTAATGTAGGTGATAGTGTATGCTATCTAAGTGGAGACGATATCTGTTATTCTACTATAAGCAAAATAACTATTGAAATATCTTATGCAGATCGCAGTTTTTTGATGTATTATAAGCTGTCTGACGGTTTAAGTGTACCGAGAAACAATTATCCACAATGGGATAAAAGACTTTTTAGGGACAAGGAAAGTTTAATAAGATATTTATCAGAATAAATATATAAATTAATGGAAACCGAAATAGTCAGATAAAAGAAAAGCCGCTGCAAGTATAAATGTAGCGGCTTTCTTTTTTAATGTTTAGACACCGCACCTATTTTTCTTACCAAGGTATCGTAATGTTCGTCAACCTCTATATCCTCCAACGATCCTGAAGCGAACCTGATTATGCATTGATTACTGTCTGTGACTGGTTCGATCATTTGCACCTGAAACAGGTTGATCATCACCTTGTTTCCATTGGACACTGTTTCGATAAATTCTACCATAATATTTATGTTTTAAATTAAAAAGTGTACAAAGGTAATTTATAAACCTGCAGATTATTCTTCCAAGCACTTATTTATTATTCCTCCGGCTAATTAAAACCTTGTTTTTGCACGGATTTATTTGTGCCCAAATGCTATTATCATTATTTTTGTATCAGATAATCAATCAGTATTTCGGGATATGAAGAAGAATCGGACAAAAATCACAGGTTGCAGCTATGCGTTCAGGGTGGAAGACATTGTGCGGATCTATGACGAACACGCCCGAAGCGGTCTGAGCAATCGTGAAATACTGCGCCGCTACATCTGGCCGAAATACCATATCTGCGAAAAGACTTTCTACAATATCATCAACGCTTCCGTTGATCCGCGCATTATCCGTCGTCAGGAGGAGATGAAGCGTCAGCTTTCGTTGTTCTGAATTTCATCCGCTACTGTTGTAGTATATTCCATTTCATACACTTTAATGCCTCCCGGTTGTGAGAACTGGCGGCTTGTGCGACGTATCAGGACGGTGGCGCATTCGTCGAACCTCCAGCAGTGCAAATAGGAGTTTAAGCGTCCGGCCAAAGCCATGCGTTCCGCCGCGTGCTGCTCTTGCGAACTTCCGTAGTGGGTATCATCGTAGCAGTCGAAAGCCAGGCGGACGGTGAGAGTGGTTTTTCCATGTTGGATTCCGGATTTCATCGTTTCCCAGATGGTTTCGGGGATACCGATGAGCACGCAGGGAAAGGTGACGGGGTACTGGTCTTCACCGTTGGCGAGTGCTTCCAGTTGCCCGCAGTCTTCGTCGATGAGGGTGATGGTATCGCCCATTTTAGTGGCGATTTGTTGCTGGATGTCGTTGAATAGTTGTTCCATACTGCTGTATTTTAAGTATTGATAATTCTTTTTAGTTCCTTCAAAAACCTCTCATCCACCTTCCTGGCCAGTTCCGGTCCCGGTGTGGACGTGGGCATGAACTGTCGTTGTGGAATTTGGATGTTCAGTTTGGTTTTCTTTGTCAGGGCAAGGCGCTTCCAGAAGGTGTCTTTCTTCTTGTCTTTGCCTGCTTCCCTGTAGTGCTGCGCCCAGGCGAAGCGTCGCATCTTAGGAGTGACAGAAGGATGCAACGTTCCTCCCCTGTTATGAATGCCGGCGTATGACACACGGGTGAAAACGGTAACTTGTCTATCTCCCGGTGTATATTCGATGCTCCTTGCCAGATGGCTCCTACCGGAAAGCAACGGGCCGTAGCGGGAACCGGCTCCCTTTCCTCCGCTTTTCTGTCGCTTGGTTTCCTGCCATTTGTGGAAGCCGTTGTCGGTGAATCCCCCCTTACGGAAGTCTTCTTCAATGTGCCGCTTGGCAATGTTTCCGGCAATGACAGGCATCTTGCGTCGCATCAGGTCGGAGAGTTGCTTCTGCTTTTGCAGGATCCGGCGGTTAAATTCTTGGATATTCATTGTTTATTCAATAAATAGATGTATATTTGTGGTATGAGAGTAGTCTTTAAGCCTATGCTGGATTGTATTTCCAGCCGTGATTTAGAGGCTACTTTTCTTTTAGCTGATTTAATATGTTCGGGCTGTCCGAAATACTGTACAGGATTTTACTTCCATCTTCATATTCTTTCACGATGATCCAGCTCTTGTCTCTAAGGATTTTAATTTCAAACAAATGCACCCATTTGGAACCGGGTTTTGTGCTTGCATCCTTTCCATATCCCAGATATTTAGCCTTCTTGAGTACATTACCTATTTGAAAAATCAGTTCGTTCTTATGGGCGTAGTGCTCATGAGGCTGATTGGTCCATTCATCAATACTACGGCGGGAAATGGTTATTTCACCCTGAAGTTTCGGATGCGCGACTGTTGTTCCTTGAAGCGCTGTTCTTGCTTCCTTCTTGATTTCCTTCGTACGTTTCGAATACTTTCCGTCCTGATTGTGCCGTGGTTCCACCTTCACCTTGGCATAGTCCGGTAACCGGTCTTTGAGGAATGTCTTCACCGCTTCCTTAGCCCCCTCATACACATGAGCGATATACGGATGCGTATCACTGAACAATTTCCCGTCTACCCCTGGATTATTATCCAATCCCGGTGATGGTTGGTCTTTGGGTTCATTGCTGCCACGAGGTGCTCCGGTGGGCGGTTCGTTGGTGGCCGACAGGGAGCATTTGCAGTTCCAGCGGTCGCCCGGGCGATGGACACTCCAGAAGGGATGATTGATTGGCAGGATCGTTCCCCAAAACACGATGTGGTCGGCTCCCGGATTCGCGCTGGTGCTGGGCATCCATTCCAGGTTAGGCAGGATATCGGCGTATTGTTCAAACCGTTGCCAGTCTGCCGCCTGGTGTGCACGGATGACGGCGGTGTCGTACTCTGTCCGCAGCCAATGTTTTACATGATGATCCAGCATCGGGTGTACGTCGTTTTTCCACTGTTCGAATGGTTTTAGATCACCATTCGAATCGAAGAGTTGTGTGGCAATATCGTTTTGCATGCGGTGTACTTTGAAAGCGGAGAATACAGCGTTGCTCCAGTCTATTTTCTGCCGGAACTCCACAGGAAGTTCTGCTCCGGATTCACTGATACCTTCATCGGTGGCTTCAGTAAAAATGCGGAAAGTCTCATTGAACAGGCTTTCCTCTATCTCCGTCATGGGATGAAAGTCCTTTTCGTAGATATGCTTCAAGGCACGCTTCAGGGTGTTGTCGTCGAATGTGAAAGCGGCGCTTACTTCGTCATCAGCGGCAGTATCCCGGTAGAGTTCATCCATTACCACTCTAAAGCCCCGTTTCTGTCCGGGGCTTGCCCGAAAAAAGGCACACGGTTCTTAGGCTGCGTATTATTTCCAGCAGGTATTTGTCCCAGCGACGCAAACGGATTATCCGCCTTTTTCTTTTCTTCCATTTCCGCTTTCAACTGCTCATAATTGTCGGGCTTTTCTACGTTCAGTTGCTCATACAGGTAGTCATCATCCAGAGGCAGTCCGAACACCGTTACAGCTTTTTCCAGCAATTCGGCACGGGTCTTTACCTGCTCCATGTCCGCGTCCTCCACATAAACGAACTCACCTCCTTTAGTATT